ATACACGATTGTGATAAATCGAAGATTTATCGCAATCTTAAGACAGAAAATCTTTGATTTTCTGTCGTTCTAAATAAATTTTATAAAATGAATATGGTAAAATAGGGATAAAAAATATTTATCTTCGATAAATATTTTTTTATTTTTTATGAAATTTTTGATAATTTTTATAAAAATAGGTGTATGTTTAATTAATATTATTTTATCCAATTATTTATAAATTTATCAAATGATATTATATTATATTTTACATATTCGGAAACATATTCAGTATTACATATTAATATTACGGTTGAAACAATTGGTTTAACTATAGTTTTTTTATAATTTCTATTATATCTAATATAAGGAAATTTATCTTTTGATAATATTTTATTATAATTTAAATATTTTTGAAAATATGAAGGATTCAAACCATTATTTTGAAAATATGTATGAGGAATAATAAATAAAAATAATAATGGTAATTTATTATCATTAGCTTTATTTAAAAACCGTAAACAATTAGAAAATATATTATTAATCATACATGTATCAAATGGTGGGTTTATTTCATAATATCCTTTGATAATATCCATATTAAAAAAATTACCAATACTACCGAAAAAATGATCAGTATCATAAAAATATGAACCAAAAGTGGAATTACTAGTATTTAAGGGTGATCCAAATAATTCTATTTTTATATTTAATTTTTCTTTAATTATTTTTTTAAAAGATGGAAGAATACTAGCTTGATTATTTCCATTTGATAATGTTAAATATCTAGTAAACAAAATATATATATTTAATATAATATTATCATTAATAATAATATCATTATCATCAAATTTATTAAAATTTTTAATATTATAATTTTTAACTAAATGATTAAAAACATGAATAGGAAACGATAATTTATTATCATATTTAATATTAGGTAAATTATTTTCATTTAATTTAAAAGTAATAACTACATTATTCATATTATATTTATAATTTATATTATATAATTCGTATATATTATTTATTTTTATATTACATAATTTATTATAATAATGTATATATTTATTTGATAATTTTGGATAAATTTTTATTATAGATTTAATAATATTTGAATCTATAGTTCTTAAACATTTATTAGAATTAAAATATTCATTTAATTTTTCTTTATCGAAAGGTGATATATCATTAAATAGAGGATCTTTTTTATTATCCATATTCATAATTATAATACTTAACAAATCATAAGATAATATTTGTGATATATATATATGTTTATCATTAATATTAATATTTGGATTTTTATTTAATTTTTTTTTTAAATGTTTTTCTCTAATTTTATCTAAATATTTTTTTAATTTTTCATATAAATATTTTCTATATAATTCAATAATAATATTATTATTATTATAATATTGTGTTTTATAATTAATCAAAAAATTATTAGTACTATATATTTGATTAATATTATTCATATTTATAAATATAATGAAAATATTTATTTATTTTAAATAAATATTAATATCTATATTTTTATAATCTAAATTATCTAAATTATTTTTTTTATTATTTGCTATTATAATAATAGGTGATATTATATTATTATGACTAATATTATTAAAATAATTATCATATATATTATCATTATTTATATCATTATTCCATTTATCAGTAATATTAATATTTGGTGGGATGTTTTTAATAAAATTAATAATATCTTTTAATTTAGGTGCATTATTATATTTATAATAAGTTAAATTATCATTATGATATGATGACATATTTCCAAATTGTGTAATAATAAAATGATATATTTTTTTTAAATAATCATTACAATTACAAGATATATTATTATCTAATATATTTAAATGATAATTAATATCATAATAATCATATAAAATCGGATATGTTTTACTTAAATTATTAAATACTTTGTCAGATATATAATTATATAAATCTTGATATTTATCATTACAAATATTTATTGATTTTGAATATAATATTAAACCATTAAAATTATATTCATAATAATCGATATTATCTTTTAATAAGTTCATAAAATTTTTTAATAATATAGTATTATTTTCTGTTAAATTAAATATAGAAATATCTTTATATTTATTTATTTCATTTTCAGGTATATTATTTATAAAAATTTTTCTTAGATCTGTAATATCTAATTTATTAAAATCTTCAATATTCATATTTAATCCATCAAATATAATAAAATTTTTTAAAAACACTAACAATTCCTTAAAATTTAAATTAAACTTATCTACAAATAATGTGACTAATTGTGAATTTATTCTAAAATATCTATTTAATATAATTTTAGTAATATTATTATCATTAATGGTATATAATTTTTCTAAATATATTAATAAATTATTAATATTCATAACTATATTTTTTTTTTTGATATCAATAATATTATCGTTATTTAATGATTCATAATGAATTTTTATAAAATATTCTAAACCTAATTCTGGCCCAATTTCTAAAGATGATGGTAAATGATCATTTCCAAATAAATAAAAAAATAAACATAAATCCCATATTAATTTATAATTATTACTTTTTGTATTATTTATATTATTATATAATTCTAAAATAGTTTTAATTATTATATTTCCATCTAAATATTGAACATATTTAATTGTGTTATTGTTATTATTATTACTACAATATCTAATTACATTAATATTTATATCTTTATCAATTATTTTATAATATGTTTGTTGTATAAGCATAAGATGAATTAAATCTGAATCAGTTGTATGTATAGAATAATCATTATATACATTATTAGATGCAATATATTTAAATATTTTCATATCTGATTCACCATTTATTTGTGAACTATTAATTGTTATTTTTATTTTGGGTAAAAATTGTTTTAATTTAATTTCTAAATATATTTCTAAATTATTAACAAAAATTGAACCAGGACCTATAGATTTATCAATACTAAATCTATATTTAATCCATTTAAAATAATCAAAAACCAAGTTATCTATATTAATATTTTTAAATATATTAGTATTATTTAAACTATATATTAATTTTTTATTATTATTATCAAGACACCCGAAATATTTTTTAAATAATAATTTTTTTTCATTAGATTCAATATAGTTTTTCAATCTTCTTCTTCTTTGTTCTATTATTTTAGATAATGATGGAATACCATCAAAAAATATAGAAATATTATTAATCAATGTAATATCATGTAAATTATCAATATAATTTATTATAGTGTGTATAATTTTTTCATATATTATTAATTCAATATATGATATTTTATTAATATTAAAATCACTTAAATTAATATATGTAGATAAAAAATTTATAAAATTAATAATTATATCATCTTCAGTATTTCCATCTAAAATATTATGTATATTATTATTATATAATTGCCAATGAGGTAAATTTAATATATTATTAATTAATATTTCTATTATACTATAATTTGAAAATGGTAATGTTAATATTATTTTAATAATATCATTCACTTCATTTTCAATATCTATTATAATTTGATATATTAAAAAATTTAAATCAAATAATATATTATTTGATACTATTTTTCTAATATTATTTTCAATATATAATTCTTCTAATCCATCCATATTAATATATTTTGATATAAAATTACAAAATCTATCTAATCCCATATTAAATAATATATATAATCTATTGTTTAAAGATATAAAAAAAATTGTTAAAATATATATATAGGAATAATTTCTATGTATAAATAATGTACGAACCATTTATATATAAATTGGACATTGGTAATTCTGATATATTAGAACAAAATATTAAAGATAATTTAATACAATCAACTAATATTAATTTACCTTTAATTAGTCTTGGGTTTCAAAATTTTTTACATAGAACAAAAAATGGTATGAATATTACAAAAAATTTAGATACTAAAAATGATTTTTATTATGTAGTAAATCCATTCGAACATATTGTATCAAATTATGATGATTCATTATATAATTTATCATTAATATATTTTAATGTTAAGAATGATATAGCTAATATCACATCAAGAACATTTTATAAAATATGGGAAATTTTATTTTTATTTGATTTAACTAATGATAATATTATAAATTGTGCTTGCATTTCAGAAAATACTGAACCACTTATACAAGCAGTTATTAATTATAGACAAAAATTAGAAATAGGAATATCTAATGATACATTATATAGTGTATCTATATATCCAGATAAAACAGAAAATATTGAAATGTCTAAACAATTTTTAGGATTTTATAATAAATCTGTTTTAAATATTGTTAATATTAATAATAACATTAAAAAACTTCAAAAAATTACACACATTAAAAATATAAATACATTTAAAAAAAATATTGATAAATCAAAAGAATATGCAAATTTAGTTATAGCAGATAGTAATTTAATATGGGATGATGAAATATATCAAGAACAGGAAGCTTATGAATTAATTTTAGGAGAAATAATTGCTATTATTAAAGTACAAAATAAATCAGGTAATAGTATTCTTAAAATATTTGAATCTTTTACTATACCAACTGTAAAAATGATATATTTATTATCAAGCTTTTATAAAGATGTTTTCATATATAAACCATATTTTTCAAGACCATCTTGTTCAGAAAAATATTTAATATGTAAAGATTTTATATATGATCAAAATAAAGATAAAATTATATTAGAAAAAAAAATAAAATCATTGGAAAATATTTTAGTAAATATTGATAAAAATAAATATATATATGATATTTATCCAGAATTAAATATACCAAATGAATTTATTAATAAAATTAAATTTATTAATATAAAATTTGCAAATATTCAACAAATTATTATAAATGAAATAATTAAATATATTAAAGATAATAATTATTTTGGAGATAAATATCATATGTATAGAGATAAACAAATTGAAGCTACGAAATGGTGGACAACTCACTTTTTTCCACCTATTACAAATTTATTTCAAAAAATGAAAAATGAATTACATGATAATATTAATACTTGTCTAAATAAAAATAATGCAGAAATGCAAAATTTTATAAATAATATTGTTTATTAAATTATTAATATCGCTTGAATGATTATATTATTATTTTTTTTTATTAATAAAAAATTATTATTTTTATCTATTTCAAATATATAGTCATTAGATATATTCATTAAATTATATCTAATGAATTTTTTAACATTTTCGTATTTTATAATTTTTGGTATATTTTTATTAATAAATTTTCATAATATTGATCTAATGTATAATCTGTTTTAAAATTACATTTTTCTATATATCTTGACACAGCTGAACATTGAATACTTATCATATCTTTCACATTTTCACATATTATTTCTGTATTTGAAATCGAATAATAAACTTTTCTTATTCCTATAGTTTTCATCATATTTAAACAATTATAACAGGGCCTACTATTACATAAATCACCATTTTTATTTATTCTTATAACTATTAAATCTAATTTTGTTCTTTTATAATCATCGCCATAATAAACTTTATTATATGCATGATTATAATAAAAAGATTTACCAAAATATGTTATAATTGCATTAACTTCTGCATGAATACTCCCTACTGTATTTCCATAACAAGAATTTTTGGGTAAATTACAGCAAGGTTTTGTTAACATTTTATTACCTTTTATTATTACTGCGCCTAATTTATGTTCTACTAAACTATCATTCGCTTTCATTTTCAATTGATTTAATAATTTATATTTCGATTCATACATTATTATATAGTACAAAAAATGAGATATATTTTAATTCAATTTTTATTAATTACTAAATTTAAAATATATTATATTCACTTATAAATGTATTTTCATATATATATGACCAATTACATTTAATATTATATTTTATTATAAATTCATATAATGCATGATAATCACCATCTACTATATTATAAATATCATTTACAATAATTATAAAATAATTATTAATATAAGGTCTAATTATTTCTAATAATTTTAAACTAATTATATAATTATTATTATTTAAAATTATTAATGATACTTTTTTTTTTTCTAAAAATAAATATTGATTTATATTATTTATTAACATATTATTTATACAATTTATTATTTTACCATCTACAAATTCTAATTTTATTATATTTGTATGATCTTCTAATACATTTAATGAATTATATTTAGAACTACAATTTTTATTATTATAATTTATATTAATATTATTATTAGAATTTATATTAGTTAATAATAAATTAAATTGAGTTATATCTATCCTATCTGTATGTAATGAATTACTTAATATATAAAAATAACTGGAATTAATATCATGTAAATGTAATAATGATAATTTATCTATCTTTCTTGGTAAATAATAATTATTATCATATCTATCTACTATTTTATGTTTAATATTAATTAACTTTTCATACAAATAATGTTCAGGTGAATTTAAATAATTGTGCCAATAATTAAATATATTATGGTTTAATTTATTAGGTTTAAATATAAAAAAATCAAATGCATACATATTAATTTGTTTTAAAGATAATGTTACTAAAAAAATATTATCCGTATACAATTCATCTTCCAGTAATTTAATAATTTTTGATTCATTAGTAATAAAAACATCCGGATGTGTATGAATAATATAATCATATTCTGAACTTAATAAATTATGATTATCAATAATGTCACATAATGCTTCTATAGCACCTAATTTAAATCCATTATTTTTATTTGTGATTATAAGTTTCTTATTAGATTTAATAAATTCTACATTTTTATAAATATTATTAGTAATACAATTGTTGTGTAATATAAAATCAAACTTTAAAATATTTTTGCAATTATTTAGAAACATTCCATATAATTTATATTCTTCATTATGTTTATGACCAGTTATTATAATTAATACTTTCATTAATTAAATAATATTAATTTAATTTTAAATAATATTATTTAAAAAAAATTGAATAATATAATATTTGAATGTTCCTTACTTATAAAACCATTACCGTAGCCATTTTGGCTCAAGCGCTCTCGGCTTTCACAGCTCAGGACGTCCCGCAATCTTCCAGCGACTTTGCACTCGGCACCATGCCCAGCGCATCGAAGTTCGGTTCCCCGCTCATCGCGAATGAGGCTATGCGTGAAAACAACCTACGCAACATGCCGCCTCGCAAGCTCGAGCGCAGCCGCCCCATTCTTCAAGGCGCTGACGCTGAGGGCGACGATGCACAGCTTCATCAAGCCAATGTCTCGGAGGGTCCGTATTCTGGCGTTGGTGCAGAGCAAGACCCCCTCCCAGGCGCCGGCGCAGAGGCACCCAATTCACATGAGATCGTCCATCGTCTTCAGCAAGGCGATCACTCGGACGGTGAACACTCTGAGGGAGATGCAGGCCATGTACCTTCGCTCCCAGACAGCGGCTCGGAAGATCAGGTAAAGGAGTATTATGATAGGAAGGATCTTCTCGAGAAAGAGCCCCTCCTCGCGAAGTTGTCTGCACTGGAACTCTTTCACCCTGAGCTCAAAAGAGCCAACGCGTTTCTGAGTATGTGCGAGACCAACTCAGGGGAAATCACTTCCGCCGATCTGATCTGGCGCGAGAGACAGGCCATCCACCTCAGCACCCATAACCTCCTCAACAACAAGTACTACTCCTTGTGCAAAGACAAGACTCGCTGTCGCAACATCGAGTGCATGAGGGTTCACCATCCCATTGTACAGAATGCACTCGAGGAGATTTACAAGCAGATGAGGAAGGAGTACGTACGGGCCACGCTCTCGTCAGAGCCGCACAGGAACAACTTTACTGTGCAATGCCGCCATCCCTACTGCAGGCTCGTCTCGTGCAACTTTCAGCATCTGGGTGATGAGCTTCCCGGAGGAATGCAAATGCGATCCACCGGACTTTCCACCCAGGAGCGTCGAAGGGCCTACATCGCCCAGCAGACTAGCAACCCTGCTTTCCGGAGGGCTCTATGCACCTATGGTGTCAAATGCACTCGCTTTCCTGAGTGCCCTTTCGATCACCAAGGTGATGAGAACCTGGCCCAGGTAGCTCAGGGAATGGCATGGACTGCTACCCAGCGCGAGGCCCGCAAGTCTTTCCTGCAGAACAGAGCCACTAGCCAGAGATTTTGCACTGAGAAGTGCAAGTATCAGACAAAGTGCATACGATACACCGAGTGCACTTTCGTCCACGATGGCGACGAGGATCTGTTCTGCCACAGGCAAGATGTAGCCCAGGATTCTAACAAGCGCGAGGCCCGAAAGGCTTTCATTGATGCTAACCAGCACATCCGGACTTTCCGCAGTCAAAAGTGCCGGCATCAGGAGAACTGCCCCTGTTTCCCCAACTGCGGCTTTGATCACGAAGGTGATGAAGAGCTGCTGGAGTCGTCCCACTCTGGAGAAGCAGCCGCTGCCGCCGTCGCTGTTGATGCTGATCCATCCTTGAGAAGGGCTCGACTGATGTACATTAAGGGATCAGCTGATCTCGATGCGCCCTTCTTGGCTGCCTGCAAGCATGGCGGAAAGTGCAAGAGGTTTCCTCTCTGCACCTTCTGGCACGACAATGACGAAGAGTTTAAGGACGACATCGAGATCTTGCAGCGAATGGCCTATGTGCGCAAGCACAGGAACAATCGCATCTGTTTCACCAAGCCCTGCGCCGATGAGTCTTCCTGCCAGCACTACCCACACTGCTCTTTCGTGCATGAGGCCGATAGATTTGTTTCCAGGTACATGTAAGTTCATCGCATCTGGGACCCTGGGAGGAGGACTCTGACCAGCTCGGGCATACGGAAGCCCGTGCGCTCAATTCGTACACGCACCTACCTAGGCAGTTGGCACCTGACTACAGTTAAATCCCTATCTGGCAGTCCAAAGGAAAGCCTAGACACATTAGACCTAGGACTGTCGGCAGCAGGGTGTGTAAATATCGTAGCATAGCATTCGACAGGATGCAGTGACTTGGTCAATTCTGATCGATGTGTGAACATTTGTCAGAATGTGACATTTGGCCCGGCATGGAACATGTACAGAGCTTTGTTCTATGATACCGACGGTTACCGATTGTTCGAAGAAGGCAACACTTCCGAAAAACGCAAAATAAATTTTTATTTTGTTAGTTTATAAAGGTGTGATCATATTATTCTCTAATATTTATTCACTAATTTTTTTATTAATTTTTAATAATTTTTTCAAATAAAAATTAATTAATAACTGGAAATTTTTTCATTTATTAATTAATATGTCTTATAAAATAAAATTGAATTATAAATTTATTGCTATATGATGGATTATTTATTACCATAAATAATCCATTATATCACACGATTAAAAACAATCAACTCTAATATGATGTCTGAATTAAATAATATAGAGATAATTTATCCTGAAATTGATCAGAAAGATATAAATGAATTATCGATAACTGATCAAGATAAAGACAATTTACATAAAACCTTAAATATTTTAAGAGAGAAAAAAGTACTTAAATATTGTAATAATGGTAAAACTTGTAGGAATATACATTGTACTTTTTTACATTATCCAGATAATAATGATGATAAATCATTAATTAATTTTATAATTAGTGTATATACTAAATATCGTAATATATTTATTAATGAGGTTATTAATAAATCTGAATTTTCTAATAAATTTAGAAAACATTGTAATTATAAATCTCAATGTTTAAAAATCGAGTGTCCGTTTATTCATAATGGTGAAGAACAATTAGCATTTCGTCAAAATATTCAGATTCAAATATCCGAAGATGATATTATAAAACGATATATTTATGTATATTCTAACTTGGATGTTCAAAATATGTTTCGTAGTAAGTGTAAATATGGAAATTCGTGTAATAATTATATTTGTTGTCCTTTCACACATAATGAAAATGAAAATATTCTTATAAGAAGAAATGTAATGATTAATATTGGAGTACTTTCTAACTTGGTTAATATAGATAGAATTAAATTTGTTATTGAAAATTTACATCAAACATCTTATTTTGTACGTCCTTGTAATCCTATGTTATGTATAGGGAATGAATGTAAATTTATTCATTCATATAAAGAATGTTCTATTAGAAATATAGTAAGACAAATGCTTCATAACATTCCACAAGATATGTTATCAAATTCTAATTATAAATATAATATTAATTCTAATGGACAATATAATATGCGATCCATATACGGCAAACCATAAAAATTAATATATTTATATATATTTAATTTTAAAAAAAATTGTTAATTTATGTCTTTGTAATATTTTGTATTATATTTACCATATCTAAACATTTGTCACTATATATATAAAATGAATGCAAATTATTTGGAAGATATATTAATATCTACTGCATTAAAAAGTAATATGACAAGTAAATATGCATGTGTTATTTTATATCGTAATAAAATAATATCTACTGGATATAATACTTTTAAACCTCATTCGAATAATTATATTCATGAAAAATATGAGGCAAACAAACATAGTATTCATGCTGAGAGAAATGCTATAAGACAAGTTAAAGATAAACATATTTTAAAATATTGTAGAATATATATAATAAAAATGAAAAATAATGAGATAGAAAATGGTTTACCTTGTAAAATGTGTAATGACTTATTAAAAAAGTACAATATAACACGTATTTGTGATATTAGTAAAAATATATATTATAAATAAAATAATTTATGATATATAGTATATTATGAATGATATAATTAAACCAAAACTTGATAATCGGCAATATAAGGGAGGTATACTTGATAATAATATTAAATATATACTAATTTCTGATAATGATTTAGATAAATCATATATTTCTGTATGTGTTCGAACAGGATCATATAATAATCCACCTAAATATGATGGTTTAGCACATTATTTAGAACATTTATTATTTATGGGAAGTAAAAAATATCCAGATGTAAATTATTTTTTAGATAAAATAAAAACATTTGGCGGTAATAGTAATGCGTATACAGAACTATTTAATACTACATATTATCTGGATATTTTTACTTATGGATTAGAAGAAATTATTGATATATTTTCACAATTTTTTATAGATCCTTTATTTGATATTTCTTATTTAAAAAAAGAATTGTCAGCAGTAAATAGTGAACATATAAAAAATATAAACAATGATGACTGGAAAATATTTCAATTAATGTATTATTTAACAAATAGTAATTCTAAATTAAATAATTTTTTTACAGGTTCTTCTAAATCTTTAGATAAACATGATATTAGAAATAAAATAATAGAATTTTATAATGAATATTATGTATCTAGCAATATATCTGTATGTATAGCATCATCAAAATCTATAGATGAAATATATAAAATATTATATAATTGTTTTGGTAAAATAAAAAAAAAGAATTCAATTAAATTTAAAATAGAAAAACCTTTCTATTCATCAAATATAAATAAATCATTTTATTTAAAATCATTAACTAATATATATAAGGTATATTATATATGGGAAATACCTACATTTGATGATTTTAATATTAGTAAAGATTATAATATATTAAAATTTATATTAATGACTAATAAAAAAGATTCTTTTATATATCATTTAAAATATTTAGGTTATTTAGAATCTATAAATTGTGAGATAAAATATGAAGGCATATTTATAATTTCTCTTGCATTAACAAAGGAAGGATTTAATAATTTGGAATATGTTGAAAATATATTATTAAATACATTATCATTTATTAATACATTGGATATTAAATATTATGCTGAATATTATAAAACTTTATTATCAATTAGATTTAATAATAATATAATAAATATAACAGATTTATATATTTTATTATCAGAAAATCATCATATATATGATACACAAAATATAATGAATGGATTATTTACAATTAATAAAATTAAAGATACAATAGAATATGTTAATGAATATAAAAAATATATAAATACCAATAATTTTATAAAAATAATTAATGCACAATCATATAATTATCTAACAAAAGGAGAAGATATAGAAATGTATGAGTATGATAGTAAATATTTTGAAATTAATAATATTAAATATGATTTAAATATTACATATGATATTAAATTTGATTTGATAAGTGATTATTTGAATGTTGATAGTATTATTATTCCAAACTTGAATAATGAAATACCAATTATGTATTCCAATAGACAATGGTATGGAGGTGTTTCTAAATTTAATGATCCATCAGTATATATATATTTAAATTTTAATAATAATGATTATGTAAATAGTCCTAGGAATTATATATTAACAAAAATTTGTTGTATATTAATGAATACATTAGTATCTATGGATATGTATGAATTATTATTATTACCTTTTGATATTTATTTTAATTTTAATATTTTATTATCATCTTTAGATATAATAATAGAAGGTATCAATGATAATGTAAAATTAAAAACATTAATTGATATGTTATATAATTTTATGTTAAATTTAAATGATCAATTTAATAAATTATCAATTATATATGTAAATAATTTAATAACAATAATAAAAAATAAATATGATAATATTAATTATTATAATTCTTGGGATTTATCAGATAATATAATAACATCAAAATATTCATTGTGTACTTTAATTGATACTATAGAAACTATTGAATATGAAGATATTCAAAATTATTTTATAAATATTTTTGATAAATCAGCATTAACAACATGTACATATGGAAATATTAAATTAGATACAATTAGAAATTTATTTAATAATTTTGAAAAATATTTAAATTTTAATACGTATAAATTTATGAATATTAATAAAATAAATAATAAATTAATATTACATCCTAATATTAATGAAAAAGCCAATTGTATAAATTATTATTATAATATTGGTTTTTTTTGTCCAAAAATATATATATTATTAAAATTATTTATTAATATGACATCACAAGATTTTTTTGATTATATTAGAACGGAAAATGAATTAGGATATTTAGTAATAATGACGGATATAAATTTTAGAAATAATTTTTATATATTACAGAAAATACAATCTTCTACATCTATAGAAAATATAGAAAATTATATTGAAAAATTTAATAAAAAAATATTAGAATATGTAAGATTAGATAAATTTAATATTTATGTAGAAAGTTTAAAAAATGAGTTATTAGAAAGAAAAACTAATATACATGAATTATTTCAAAAATATATTTTTGAAATAAAATTTAGAGAATATTTTTTTAATAGAAATGATATATTATTAAATATATTAAATACTATTAATTATAATGATTTACTTAATTTTATAACTAAATATTTTAACAAAAATAATTGTAAAATATTAATTGTACATACACACAATTCTAATTAATACTTGTGACATTTTAATTTTATTTTGTCATCTGAGTATGAATTTCTATTATAAAATAGTTCACAATCAAAAGCAGACTCTTTTAATATTTTTTCAAATTGTTGAATTAATATATGTTTTTTCTTTGCTAGTGACCATATATATTGATCTATTGTTTTATCTTTATCAGAAGTTGCCAAATATATATACACATTTACATATCGTCTATCTTTAGGTAAATCTTTATGTGAACAAAATCTAATCGCCCTTCCCATTATTTGAAGCATTCTAGACATATTCCAATAAGGTTCTAAAATATGAACCTGTTCAACTCTTAATAAACTAACACCTTCTTTTATACTAGGACTTCCTAATATAATTTTTATTAACGATCCGTCATAATTTTTTTTATCATTAAATACACATTTAATATTTTCTTTTAATTGTAACGATTCATCGCCACTCCATATTGCAAATCTTTTTGTGCCTTTATTATGATATGCAAAATTTTTCCATCCATGATATTCTAATACTTTAACTATAGATTTAATACCTCCAATATCTTTAAAGTTAGAATAAATAAATACAGGGCCGTATGATTGATTTATTTTATTAATTATTTTATAAAATTTACTAGAATAATTAATAATATTTTTAAATTGTAAATGTTCTTTTGTAAATGATTTAAAACCAGTATCCCCTATAGATTTATTTGGAAATGCTATATTAGAAATTATTCTTGGACCTAAAAAAAAATTACGTGGCATATTTAATATATCAATACTTTTAAATGCACCTTTCAAATAATTATTTTCAGTACTTAAACTATTTAAATAACTTTTATATTGAAAATCATTCATTTTACATTTAATAGTTTTTATTTTATATTCAGGATAAGCTTGTGGTGGTGCACCTCGATAATAAGATATTAAATTTTTAATATTATTTCTAAAATCTTTAATATTAATTATTTTATAATTACCTTTATTTACTTCTAAATAAGTTTGATTAAATTTATTAATTGAAAATTTATTTTTTATTTTTAATAAATTCAAAGTTAAAGCAATTTCAATAGGTTTATCAAATATAGGCGTAGCACTTAATAATAATATTTTAAGTGTATTATTAGATGCGTCAATAACTTTATTTAATGAATTATAAAATGTTCCATTTAATGATATCATATTTTGTATTTCATCAATTATTAATAAAGTATTGTTTAAAATTTTAATTTTATTATTTTGAATTAATTGTACAAATTTATGATATGAATAAATTGTATAATATTGATTAATACGCATATTTATTAATTTAATAATTTTAACATATTCAGGATTATCATAATTTAAATTTTTTAATTTATTTCTTTCTTTTTTAGTAACATACTGATTTTCTGTACATTCAGATCTTAATTCACAATAATAATTACCAATTAAAGAAGCTGGTAATACAACAATAATTTTCATATATTTTTTAAATTTTTCTGCAATATTTATTGATGTACATGTTTTACCTGCACCTATTTGATGATATAATAATATTCCTCTAACATCATCCATCCAAGGACTATATTTACTCGATAATATTTCAGGTAATAATATTTGTTGTGGTTGTAATTTAAATTTTTTTGGTAAACAAAAATGTTCCATAGATTCATGTGTTTTAGGTATTTTATATTTGATAAATTGTTTTGTTAAATTATTGGTCATTATAATATTTATGAGAATTTATAATAAAAATATTAATTAGATAATATTTAAAAAATATTATCTAATTAATATTATGCATAATACAAGAATTATTAAAAATGAAAATATTTTAATCAATTATAAATATTATACTGACAATACAAAATATAATCAATATAATATATCATTACAACTTGAAATTTCACGATATAAAATAATACAAAAATTAACAAATATATTTAAAAGTCATATAATTAAATTTAAAAAATCAATAAATATTCAAAAATTATTAACTCATAATAAATTAAATGAATATATTCAAAGATGGTGCTGGTTACAATATGATAATAATACATTAAAAGATATTGTAATACCATATGTTAAGAATGAACAATATAATTTTCAAGATCTAGTTGAGTTTATTAATTATAATTTAAAATCAAATATTTCAATTGATAATCCTATTATTATAAATTTAATTAAAAATGTTAAATTATATCTTAAAAATTCATATGAAAATTTATATAACAATAATGATACATATAGAGTATTCAAATTTGAAAATAATAATTATATTATTTTAATTATATCTAATAATTTAAATAATGCTAATGAAATTAAAAAAAATGATTCTGATAAAAAATTTTCTCAATATAAAATAACTATACATGTTGATGTATATAATAGATTAGTTCAAAAATTTTATATGATTAATAAAAATTATAATATGGTTGACAATTATATTTTTTGTCTTATTTATAGATATTCTTATATCGATTCTGGTAATCAACAATTAGCTATTCATAAAAAAATTAAGGAATTATTTAAAATACATGGTGTCGATTTTGAATTATATGGATCAGCAATTAATGCACTAAGTAACCATTATTGTTCTTTATTTTATGATATTGAAAAATATTTTGGATCACATGGTAATTTTTTTGATATTAATATTAAAAATGGAATATATTGGTGTAACCCACCATATGATGATACTATTATGACTAATACTGCTAAAAAAATATTAAATATTTTAACAACAAATATAAATATATGTTTTATTGTAACAATTCCAATATGGGATATGAAAACACAAAATTCAATGTCTAATATTAAATATGTTACAAAAGATTATAATATAAATAGCAATCCTATTGATCATAATGATTATAAAATATATGCATTACTTAAACCTTATATTAAAAGTGAATTAATTATTCCAAAGTTCAGAATTCCATATTTTAATTTTAGATTAAATAAACCAATATATGCTGTTGATACATATATGTTATTAATTTATCATAATACTAAAAGTAAATACACTAATAAATTACATTTTACATTTGATAAAATAATTGAAATGGATAAAAATAACTATTTTGTATTATAATAAATCAAATAAATTTAGATTATTAATAATTTTCTTAAAATATACTCATTTTTAAGAAAATTATTATTAAGAGAAATGTTAAATACATATGTTTTATTAGATATATTGATTTAAACATTCCTAATAAAAAAATTGAAATATTATTATATTAATATACAAAAAATTAATACTTTCACCGCAAACAATTATTTATAGGTAGAAGATTTTGTTAATCATTCTTCCATCAATTACAACATAATGTTTCAAGACAAGTCTGAAGAAGGTATAGAACAAGATTTTATTCGTGTTAGGGAGAGAGACCGGAAACGTTCTTATATTACCATACTACATTATAAAGGTCAAGACTTACCGACATGCAACAAATTCTTACATTTTCTTAAGGAAGATATATCAAAATTCAATTATTCAACTGTATGTCCTTGTAACAATAACAATTTACATCCTAACATATGCTATTTTTATATGAGAAATAAATGTAGACATGGGGATAATTGTAAAAACATTCATCCAGACGAGTATCGTCAATCGAATGTTCCTAATTTAATCCATGAACGCTTGAATCCCTCTAATAATAACTGTGAAATAATTACAGTTAATGGGATTCGTAGACGTGTATGTAAGGGATTTATTGCCATTTGCAAAGCAAATGGTAATGTACATACACGGGGAACAATCACGAGATGCCCAATCAATCATGGTAGAAATGATGATAGGTATCCTCATCCTTTTGATATAAACTTGTGTGGATATATGCTTAATGGTTCTTGTAATAAATCTAATTGTACATTTATTCATGTTCCAGAATATGATAAAAATTATGGTATAAAACTTCCTCCCAAGTTAAAAACTGCATTATGTCCTATTTTTATGGCAAATTATTATAATAATAATTTATCTTTATGTAATAAATATCATTGTAATTATGCGCATCACCCGTCACAACTAAATGGAAGCGGATATAAAAGTGATTTATTAACTTATTTAAATTCGGATAATATAGATACTTCAAAATTAGATTTATATGATATTTATAATAAATTATGTAAAATTATTAAAAATAATTTATCACTAATTAATAATTATAAATTATTATCTAATAATACACGTTTTGAATGTTCTTCCTATTTACCTAGAGATTTTGTTAATATGTTAAATATTTGGTTGTTTGCAATTAAATATGTTAAAAAAAATAATTTACCAAATATATTTAAATTATATGATTCTGATGAAAAAGAAAGATTAGTAATTGGATTAGCATCATGTATTGATTTTTGTCAACAAGATTTAGATTGTGAAATTAGAAAATTATTAAATGGTATATCAGGAATATATCCTATTAATAAAGATGATGTATGTATTCATGGGTCAATTAATTGTATTAATGGTACACATGTTTCTCATATTAATGAATTAGCACAAACTAATCTTATTTGTTTTGAAGAATTATATGGTCAATGTTGTTGTAGTAATGTTAATATCGTGTTGGAAAGACGTAAAACATATAAAAATGAAATTGATGCATTAATTATAAAACATAAAAAATTATCATGTAATGAAAGTAATCCATTATATAAAAAATCATTAAACAATCTAAAACTTGTAGCAGATAAATATTTAAAATCTGTAAATAAAATTCATCTTTCACAAAAAGGATTTTTATTTTTACAAAAACCTCAAATTGATATTGAAAAAATTAATTTTATTAAATTAGAATTTAATGGTATTATTAATGATTATTCTTCTCTACGTGAATCAAGAATTAATCAAGATAAATACATATATCAAGCTAAAAAATCAATTATGAAAATTATTAATCATTATAAACTATATAAATTTTATAATTTATTAAAAACTGCTAATGATTATGTAACTAAAATATATATTATTACTGGCGCCTATAATTATATATCATTATTACTATTTATTAATGATTTTAAATCTTCAAAAATATTTTTAAATTGGTATAAAAATCCGTTAGGATGTACCTATTCAGTTTTTAATGAGGATGTATCTTATAAATTAACTGAATGGAATAGTATGGATCAATCTATAGATAATTTGGTAATAAACTCTGATAAAGATAATTATATTGATTTTTGGTCTTGGTATTATAAAATACCATTAGAGAAAGATGTTAAAGTTGTAGGTAATGCAAGTGATATTGCTATTTTAGTTCCTACCTTATTTCAAGAATATTTATATGATGTTAAACCATATTTTAGATATAAATTTGATATATGGTTAAATAATAATAATTATACTGAAATCATTGATTTGTATAGAAAAAATTTACAGTTTACTTTTAGTATGGCTACTGATTATGTCAAGTTAAAGGTTAAACATACAGGAATGACGATTGATGAATTTTCAAAATATAATTATGATGATATATCTTCTTGGATAAAAATTAATAATGATAGACAACAATTAATAGAAAAATTAAATTATAAATTAGATTTAACTAGTGATCAAATAAAGAAAAAAAATTCTATTTCTAATTATCTTATAAATTATATTACTATTGATGATTTCATGGAAAATAAAGAATTATTTGTAGAATTTTTTCTTCAAAATCAATGGATATATTATAATTGTGATTTTGATGAATATAAATTATATAAAATAAATGGCTGGACACATGTAAATGCTGAATATAGTATTCGTATATCTGATTCTGATGATATTAAAAATAAATATCTTGAAAAACAAAGAATAAAAGATGAACAAAACAAATCATATAATGATGAATTGTCATTATATATATCTAAAAATATTGATGATAATAAATTTAAAGTTCTTAAGAAAGGATGGTTGAAAAAACAAGAAAAAGAAAAGAAAGAAGCAAATGATAAAATACAACGCGATCTACTTAATAATATTATGGAAAATAATAAAAATAAAGTATTAAAATCATTAAATTCATCCAGTTCTTCCAGTTCATCTAGTTCATCTAGTTCATCTGGTTCGTCTAGTTCATCAAGTTCTTCCAGTTCTTCCAGTTCATCTAGTAGTTCTTCAGAATGGGGTTCTGGTGGGTCTGATACTGATGATGAACCATCTATTAATATTGCATCAGAAGATATATTTAGTAATATTAAATTAGAAAGAAAAATGAATTGTAATACAAGATATTATTTTTATAAAGGTGACGATAATGAAAAACATTTAGAAAATTGGGTATTTGTTGGTCCATTCTCAAGAGAAGATATTGCTAAATGGTTTCATGAATCATTACGTGATTATAACAAAAAATATCGTTCATCTGGTATGAGCTCTAAAATTATAAAAACACCTGAGAAAAAATATGGTTATCAAGTTATATATCAAGATACATATCATGTTGTTTATAATGCGTCTTTATCTAAAAATAAAGAAAAAAAAGCACTAAATAAGAATAATATTTTCGGAAGAAATGGTATAAATGGATGGATAATTGATTTTGTTGAAAAGTTGGCACCTCATTACAAGTTAGATGAGTTTTCTAATAATTTGCCTTTTATGCCTACATGTTTAGATGACGATAATAATAAATGTTCATCAGTAAAATACCAAAAATTAACTAAATGTAACACATCATCGACATGTGCTACACCATCTACATGTGCTACACCTACATCATGTACTTATAAAAAATTATCTAAAGATGAAATATTAGATCGTATTAATATTAGAAAATATAATAAAAGTAAACAATTAGAAGGAAATAATGATAAAAAGATTAAAGATAATAAACCTTCTAATAATATTAGAATAACTAGAGATGAATATAAGAAAAAACAACAAGAATTTATACAATCTATTAAATCTGAAAAAGAAAAAATTAAACAAGATAACTTGAACAAAATTAAAGATCAACAAAATTTAATTGATACACAAAAAGAAAAAAATCATAAAATGAAATTAAATGCTAGTAATTTATCATTTATAAAAATTTATGATATTGATTATGATAATGATTACTATTAATATAATAATAATTATATTAATATAATATAATTATTATTTTATAAAAATATATTTTAAAAATAATTATTTTAAATTTTTAGATTGATTATAAGGAGGTAATCTAGGATTAAATTGTCTGTTATTAATAGTATTTTTAATCTCGAATTTTAATAAATTAACTTTCTTTTCTTTATGAATATTTTTAGGTGTTTTTTCTTTTATTTGTTTATTAGGTGTTTCCAATATTGTTTCTTTTGTAGAAGATTTTTGAATTAATTTATAACTTTCTTCATCTAAATCTAATTCATCTTCATTCTCATCCTCTGATATATTAATATCTAAATACATTATTTAAATATATATTATATTTTTATATATTTATTTAAAAATTATTTAAAACATAAATTATATTTATTTATAATGTTTGGTAAAAAAAATATTGATATTTTAAGTGATAATGAATATGCTGATGGATGGATGGTTAAATTACCTAAAAGAAAAAAATCAAGCGAAATCAAAACTTTAGATATATCTTTAAATGAACTACCATTACATCTTTTTCCAAAAATAGATATATATAATTTAAACGAAAAAGTTATAATTAAAGATCATATCTATACATATGTAATTAATAAATCCGATCATGATAATATAATATACCAATTATATGAAGAATTATTTATTAAAAAATCAAATAATATTACTGATTTATTAAAATATTGTAATGATAATAATATTAATGGATCTTTAATTAAATATGCTGAAAAATATTCAGATTAACTTTTCAATAATACTATAATTTTATAAAAATTATTTATCACATTTATTTTAAAATAATATTTAATTAATTTATATACTCATTTTCAAAAAACCTATCAATTTTTTTGAAAATGATTAAATATTTCATAAAAAATATTATTTTTATATTTTATAAATACGAAAAATATATTATTATTTAATGAATAAACAAATTTCAGAAAGTATATATGATGAAGAATTTAATAATTATCATCATAAAAGAATATATCTACCATTATATGCATTTATTCATGAGTGTTAATGGTTATTCTTATAAAAACTATTTATAAATTTGATATTAAATTAAGTAAATGTCAAATTATTTATAATTTTTATAATTCAGAAATGTTTCGCCAAGAAATAAATATTTGATTTATTTCTCATTGTTTCTATAAATTATATTTAATCTATGTTTCGCCGAGAATTAAATCTTTGATTTATTTCAATTAGATATTAATATTTTTAAACTAATTATTTTAAATAATTAAAAAAATATTAAGAGATCTCATAGATTATTAAAATATCAACAAAAATATATAGATAATTTTCATAAAAATGAGTGTAAAGACTTTTTATAAAAATTGAAATAAAAATATTAAAGAATATTGTAACCATTATTTACCATAAAATATTACAAAAATGAACTACATTTTTGATCGGAACAAAAATTTATATACTGCATCATATATATTTACAATAGAAAGATATTCTGGACAAGTATATTATGGATTTGTCAGAAAAGTATTTCGTAATGGAAGGAAAGGAAATAAAGGTGCTGCTGGTACTAATCCAAAATATTATGGAAAATGGACTTCCATAGGGGGATCACAAAAAGGTAACCATATTTTATTACATGCTGCAATTAAAGAATTAAATGATGAAGCTAATATAAACCCACCTTTGAATCATAGAAATGTTATTTTGAATAATCAAAATATAAATATGAATAATCCATTAAAATGCCATAATGTTTATAAAAATAATAATACAATCATATTTATTTTTGAAATGGAAGAAAATATGTTTTTCCAAATATTTCCTAAAAATGGTTATACTAGTCCATCTTATATTTATTCAAGTTATGGTGAAATAGATGCAGCATGCTCATTTAATACTAATGATATTTTATATTATCAAAACTTTGAATTAAATAATTATAATAATAATTATTATACAAGTTATTGTATTGAATCTTTCAATAATTATATTATTCCATTTATGACTAATTATTATAATTTTTATAATAAAAGATGGTTTAATTGTAAAATTCCTTATTGTAATGATATAATAGATCGATATGTTCATGAACTATATCATTATCCATATTAGAAAAATTGAATTATATTATTATTAATTAATATTGCAAATATGTTACCATAAATATTTTTTATAAATGAAGTTTTTCATCTACATGAAAAATGTTGAAAATTGTGAATCTGAATGGTTCCCTGGTTGGGACTATTAATTTAAATAAAGATAATATATTAGAATATTCGAATTTAATATATCTAATTAATAAATTATATAAATCTAACCAAATATCATTATTTATTAATAATAATAAAATAATAGGTACAAATTATGAATATAATAATTTTAATATATTTAAAACTTTTTATTATTTCCAACAAAAAAATAGAATTAAATTAGAAACAGATATTATAACCATTGTAAATATAAATTTTTCTGAAAAAGATATTTTTGATTTTAATAAATATCCAAAAGATTATATAGATAATAAATTTTTATTATATTTCAGATTAGATATAATAAATGAATTAAATTATACAAAAAAAGATTTACAAAGTATATATAATAATATACAAAATCAACAGATGATAAATGAAATGATTGATTATGATATATATTATAATATATATATTTGTAAAAGTGTAAACGTTAATGATAAAACTCATTAACGTTCACACTTAGTTTTTACACATTATTGAATTGTTACATCAGTTCAATCGTATCATCTTCTTCATTTGGGTCATCCAATTGTACTATAGAAAAATATTGCCTATTTTGGCAATAATTGGATTGTTTAAATTATCCAATTTGTATCATAGAAAAAGATTGCCCATTTTGGCAATAATTGGATTGTTTAAACAATCCAATTTGTATCATAGACACAGGTTGCCCATTTTGGCAATAATTGGATTGTTTAAACAATCCAATTTGTATCATAGACACAGATTGCCCATTTTGGCAATAATTGGATTATTTAAATTATCCAATTTGTATCATAGACACAGATTGCCCATTTTGGCAATAATTGGATTGGTTAAACAACCAAAT